TCGGCGACCCGACGACCTTCCTGCAGAACATCACCCAGCAGGGCTGGTACATCCTCTCGCAGCCGATCTCGCAGCAGAACCAGACGGCCCGGCAGTCCCGGCAGGCCCCGATCATCCAGATCGCCGTCAAGTACGCCGGCGCCATCCAGACCGTCCAGGCGGTCGTCTACGTCCAGCCCTAAACCACCCTCTAAACCGGAGACCCAACCATGCCTCAAATCTCACTCAGCGGCCAAGACACCGTTCAACTCGCCGGACGGAATTTCACGGCGTTTTGCGACGGCGACTTCGCCTCCCTGACCTACCCGAACGAGTCCGTCGCCATGAAGACGGGCAAGAACGGCAACACGATCTACGCCCTGGACTTCCGGGGCCAGAACGGCGACTTCGCGCTGCGGCTGATCCGCGGCAGCCAGGACGACAAGTTCCTCCTGGCCCAATACACGGCCCAGCAGACGGACTTTCCGTCCTTCACGCTGATCTCCGGCCAGTACGTCAAGCGCGTCGGCCAGGGCAACGGCGTGGTCGTCAACGACACCCAGAAGCTCTTCGGGGGCATCATCGCGAAGCGGGTCGAGGCGAAGTCCAACGCCGAGGGCGAGACCGAGCAGTCCCTGGCGATCTGGCACCTGAAGTTCTCCGACGCCGAGCGGGCGATCATGTAAGCCATGCCGAACATCACCATCCCCCTCAAGAGCGCCGCGAAGCTCGAGCTCCAGATGCCGAGCTTCGCGAACGGCACGCGGCTCTACAAGGTCCTGGCCAACGAGATCAAGGGCATCCCGTTCGACATGAAGATCACCTCGATGGAGGCCCTGGCGGCCGCGCCCGACCTTGGGCCCATCAAGGGCGTCGTCCTGCAGATCCTCGGCAGCGATGCCGTCGAGAGCGTCGTGTTCGACTGCCTGGCGGGCTGCCTCTACAACGGCGCCCGGATCACCCGGGATACCTTCGAGGATGAGCGGGCACGGGGCGACTGGCTGCCCTGCGCCTGGGAGGTGATCAAGTTCACGCTGGCCCCTTTTTTCGGAAGTCTGGATTTCGGGTCCGCCACCCCGCCAGCCGGAGCGACCGGCTCCCCGAAGTCGACATCGACGCTGAGTACAGCCACGCAATAGCGTTCCGCCTAGCCCGGGCCGGCTATGGAACGGCCCACCAAATCCTCGAGATGCCAGCCGACCTCGTCCTCGCCAATCTCGACTACGATGACTTCTGTGGAGCCTACGAGCGCGCCTACGTTGAACTGAACAAGGAACCCGCCACTTGAAAATCGCCGACCTCTTCATCGCCATCGGCTTCAAGGTGGGTCCCAACCCGCTGCCGGAGATCGAGAATCGGCTCAACGCGGGAGCCAAGAACGCCGCCCAGTACGCCGTCGCCCTAGACGCCGCGGCGGCCGCCCTGACGCTGATCACCTCGAAGGCGATCAACGCGGCGCTCAATCTCAACAAGTTCCGCTACGCGACCGGCGAGAACACCGACACCCTGCAGCGCTGGGAGTACTCGGCCCGGCGGGCGGTCGGGACCGGAGCAGACGTCGCCGGCGCCATCAAGTCCATCCAGGACGCCCAGGCGGCGATCGCGCTCGGCGAGGGCAACGTGGCGCCCTGGCAGCTCCTCGGCATCGACCCCCGGCAGGATCCCTTCGAGGTCCTGATGAAGATCCATGACCGGATCCAGAACCTCCCGGTGGGGGTCGCGCGCCACATCGCCGGGCAGTTCGGGATCGGCGACGACATGTTCGCCTTCCTGCGCCGGGCCGACCTCAAGCTCGAGGACCTCAACGCGAAGTGGATGATCACCCGCCAGCAGGAGAACGACCTCGTTGCCCTGAACCGGCAGTGGCAGGAGTTCGAGCAGCACATCGAGATGACATCCCTGAAGGTGGCCCACGCCCTGCAGCCGGCGTTCTCCCAGCTGCTGCCCCACATCGAGAAGCTCCTCGAGCGCGGTGCCGACTGGCTGGCGTGGCTGACCAGCGCCGACCCCAAGGCCCAGGCGCTCCGCCAAGACATGGCCGACATCGCCAAGGTCGTCCTGGTGGCGGCGCCAGCCTTCACCGCCCTGGCGGCGGCCATGAAGGCCGTCTCGTTGGCCATCGGGGCCGTCAACCTGGCCCTCACCCCGGAGTTCATGGCCTTCCTGCTGGCCGCCGACGCCTTCTACGTGGGCTACAACGCCATCAAGCACCCGCCGAGCCTCGGGGCACGCGCGGGCGTCGCTGGGGCCAATCTGGTTGGGGGACCGCTGGCCGGCATCGTGGCGGCCAATCTGGTGGCGGCGCGCGGCAATTCCACGAAGACGACGACCAACCATGTCACCGTGAACGTCAACTCGGCGGACCCCAAGACGGCCGGCCAGTCGGTGGTTGATGCCCTCAGCAAAGTGATGTCGGGCGCCCTCGATCAATCCGGCCCCGGGCAATAAAATGTCGACCAACATCATCCCGTCCGACTCGCCCTCGATCTACGCGGCACTGTCCTCCCTCCAGGAGCAGGCCTTGGTGCTGCCCAATAACGTGCCGCCGGGCGGGATCGCAGGCTTCATCTTCGACATCCCCCAGGAGGAGACCCTGCAGCTCGAGAGCGAGATCACCGACCATTACGTCGAGTCCAACCTGACCATCCAGGACCAGATCGCCCTTCGGCCCGAGCGCATCATCCTCCGCGGTCTGGTCGCCGAGCTCACCCAGAACAACCTCGGGGCCCCGACCGCGCAGTCGGCCCTCGAGGACGCCCTGCCGCTCATCAGCTCCTACCTGCCCACCCTGACGGCCGGCGCCCTGCAGTTCCTCCAGGGCCAGCAAACCGTCCAGCAGGGGGCGAATGCCGCGGTGGTCGGGACGGCCGCCAGCCTCTACCAGTTCTTCCAGAACCAGCAGCCAGGGGGCGCCTCGTCGGTGCCGTCGCTCTCCCAGCTGGCTGTCGCGGCCGCGAGCTCGATCGTGCCCGGCATCGTCTCGGGGGCCATCCAGCTGATCCCCGGCCAGCAGCTGGCGAGCTCGAGCATCTCCCCGCAGATCTCGGCGATCGGGTACTTCTACCAGCTCTGGCTGGGCCGGATGATCTTCACCATCGAGACCCCGTGGGGCATCATGGAGTCGATGGCGATCGAGATGGTCAGGGCGGTCCAACCCGAGGACAGCCCGTCGGTCACGGAGCTCGAGGTGCGCTTCAAGAAGATCCGGATCGTCGACGACCTGATCCCACCGACGCCCGGCATGCTGGCCGGGCGCGCCGCCAGCCAGTTCACCGAGACCCAACCGACCCAGCTGGGCAACATCGGCCTCCTCGACACCACCGACCAGCAGGAGGCCAAGTTCATCAACAACTGGAGCACCCTGCGGTGAATTGACGCCATGAAGCAACTCGACGGCCTCACCGATTCTGCCGCCCAGACCTTCAACCTGGTCCTGGACGACGGCACGATCGCGACCATGAACCTCTATTTCCGGCCCAACCAGCTGGCGTGGTTCTACGACATCTCCTACAACGCCAACAACACGACCTTCACGGCGGCCGGCCGGCAGGTCGTCACGTCGCCCAATATGGTCCGGCAATTCCGCAACCAGATCCCCTTCGGGTTGGCCGTCACCTACCAGAGCAACGGCGAACCGACCGGCCAGGAGGACTGGGTGAACGGCAACGCCACCATGTACCTCCTCAACCAGGTCGATGTCGGCATGGTCGAGATGAACATCTTCCCGGGCGACTGACATGGGCAAAATCTTCCCGACCTGGCAGCTCTCGGTTGAGACCGGGCCCTTTGACTCGAGCGGCAACGCGACGACGCACCTCGCTCTCTACCCGCCCTACACCTGCGAGTTCGACATCCGCCGCGAGTACCTGGCGTCGGCCCAGACCGGCACCTTCGTGGTCTCGCAACTCGGCGAGCCCACCCGCAACCAGATCTATAAGGACCGCTACGCGACCACCCAGTACGCGGCCCTCCAGTTCCGGGCCGGCTACCAGTCGCAGGGCGGCTTCCTGCCGCTCCTCTTCAACGGGACGCTCCGCTGGGCCTACTCGGAGCGCACCGAGCCCACGAACGTCCGGACCATCATGGAGGCCTTCGACGGCGGCTTCGCGATGGCGAACGCCCAGACGAACCGCAGCGTCGCCAGCGGGCAGTCCCTGGCCGACACCCTTCGGTCCCTGAACGCCGACCTCCCCAACATCTACCCGACGCCGATCATCGGGAGCTTCCCGCAGACCAGTCCGCGCGGCCAGGCCCTCTCGGGGCCGACCTGGAAGATCATCCAGGACAACATCCCGGCCGGCTCCTTCGCGACGATCGACAACAACCAGCTGAAGGTCCTCAACGACAACGAGTACATCGCGCCGCCGTCGGGCAATATCCCGGTGATCTCCAGCCAGACCGGCCTGCTGTCGCCCCCGATCCGCTCCGGGGCCTTGATCGTCTGCGAGCTCCTCTTCGAGCCCCGCCTGGCGGTCGGGCAACTCATCAACCTCCAGAGCACCGAGAACACGATCTACAACGGCCCCAAGAAGGTCATGGGGTTCTCCCACAAGGGGACGATTTCCGGCGGGGTGGATGCCAACGGCCGGGTCTGGCCGGGCTCGGTGGCCGGATCCTGCATCTCGACGGTTTCGCTCTGGGCCGGCACCGCGGCCCTCTCGGGCGTCGTTGGGACCTCACCGCAATGAGCCAGGAGAACCCCCAGTCCCTGAAGACGGTCCCGCCGCCGGACCTCCGCGCGCTCCTGCTGGCGCTGCGCCGGGAGATCATGTCGGACATCAACTGCTGCCTGCCAGGCACGATCGCCGCCTACGATGAGGGCACCCAGAGCGCCTCGGTGACGATCAACCTGCAGCGCCAGGTCGGCGCGACGACCGTCGCCTACCCGATGCTGACTGACGTCCCGGTTTTCGTGCTGGGGGGCGGCAAGGCCTACCTGTCCTTCCCGATCGCCGCCGGCGACCCCTGCGGGGTCTTCTTCTGCGACCGCAACATCGACGACTGGTGGACGACAGGCTCGACCGGCTCGCCGCCCAACAACCCGCGGCTCCACAGCCTCTCGGATGGGTTCGCGCTGGTCGGGCTCCGCTCCAAGGCTGGGGCGCTGTCCGGCCTCTCGGCCACGGCCGCCAGCCTCATCAATGGGACGAGTGGCATCAACGTCGACGCCAAGATTGGGATCTTCAACGCCGAGACTTCCATGCTGCTGGTCCTGCAGGACATCATCCTGGCCCTGACGGCTCTAAACTCCGTCAAGACCGGCGGCGACGCCTCAGCGGCCATCGCCACTGCCTCGACGGCAGTGACGAACCTTCTTGAATAGCAAGCCCATCCCGTTCAACAATCCCACGCGATGAGCCTCCCAGCGACGAACCAACCCGAGATCTTCCGCGGAGTCGACGCGATCACGGGCGACTGGCAGGCCGGCCAGGGTTTCGGCAGCTACGCGACGGCCGAGAATGCCATCAACCTCGACATCCGGACGGCCCTGCAGTGCTTCCTGGGCGACTGGTTCGCCGACCTGACCTTCGGGATCGACTGGGTGACGTACCTCGGCAACCGCGGCACCGAGAACGCGATCCTGCTGGCCGTCCGCCAGATGCTCTCCTCCCGCTATGGCGTGGTCGTCGTCAACGCCCTCTCGGCCTCGCTCAACTCTCTTACTCGCTCCCTAACCCTCGTCTACAACGTCACGACGATATTCTCGAAGACGGTCCTCGATTCCGTCGCGGTCAATATCCCCCTGGCAGCCTGATGCCATCTCGACCCAAAACGCGATAGGGCCGAATGGGCTCACCACCCAGAACATCTCGGACATCAACTCCGAGCTGCGGAACGGTGCCATCGACTTCCCGGGGTTCCTGACGATCTTCCCGGGGGCCAATGTCGACCCGAACTCTCCGGACGGCCAGTGGCTCGGCATCATCGCCCAGGTGGCGGCGGACCTCGAGGCCTTCATCGCCCAGGTCAATGCCTTCTTCGATCCCGATCAGGCCACCGGGACGATCCTCGACGCGCGCTGCGCGATCAACGGAGTGGTCCGCGAGCCCGGCACCTACACCCAACAGGCCATCCAGATCACGACGTCGGCGGCCGTCGTCCTCCAGGGCCTTGACCTCTACCCGGGGAGTCCGTTCACGGTGGCCGACGGCCAGGGCAACCAGTACCAGCTTGAGACGACGACCAGCATCGGGAGCGCCGGCACGACCACGGCGATCTT